CTTTACCTTCTTCCCATCGCCATGGCGCCGCTCAACGGCTATTACCTGACCGTGCTGCTTCCGCCCTCGATTGTCCCCAGCGCGTTTCCCCACACCGCTTACCTGCGGCTCAACCCGGACCCGCCCTTGTCCGAAAGGGGCAAATAGATGCCCTTCGGGAGCGGGCTGGGCAGCATCGGCGGCTTCGGCATGAAGAAATTGGGCGCTCCCAAGATGCCCAAAATTGGTGGCAAGATCGGCGGCGGCGGCGGCTTAGGCAGTCTGGGCGCACGCCACACCATGCCGCACCTGATGAACCGGGCCCAGCACTATCAGACCGGAGGCCAGGCATTGGCGCAGATGGCCGTCACTCCGAATACGAATCCGTTATCGGCCAGCGATCAGTACAAGCAGTTTCTGCAGGCCGCGTCCCAGCCGAGTCTGAGCGCCATGAAGTTTCAGGGCCCTCAGTTCGTTCAGGAGGGCGGCGAGATCGAGGAGTCCGCCGGGGAGGTCCAGTCCCCTTCTGACCAGATGTCTCCTGAGGAGGGCCAGCACAAGGAAATCGTCCAGGCGGCTCTGGCCGCGCTCGACGGAGCGCATCCCGATCCGCAGAAGGCGATCCAGGAGTTCATCCAGACGTTCGGGGAGCGCGCGCTGGCCGATCTGCAGCAGCTCCACCAGGAGCGAACCGAGGATGAGCAGTCGGGCGAGGACGAAGAGCAGGCGAGCGGAACGCCGGGGGATCTGACCCAGATGCTGGGATCGGCGGGCGGCGGATTATTGAAAGGCCGGGGGACCGGGCAATCGGACGAGATCGAAGGCGAGACGCCATCGGGCAGGCCGGTGCTTTTAAGCGACGGCGAATATGTGATCGACGCGCCCACCGTCAGCGCTCTGGGGGACGGATCGACCGAAGCCGGAGCGCGGCGTCTCGATGATTTGCGAAAACAAATCAGGCAGGACGCCTGGGGCCACAACAAGCAGGCCAAGCCCATGAGCAAGGGCGGCAAACCCCGGATCTTCAATATCAAGTGAAAGACCTGACCGGGACGCGCGCCTGGGAGTACGTTTACCGGAAATGCCTGGAGGACCGAATCGAGCGGTGGCTGGACGCATTGGAGAACAGCGAGGGCCGCGATCTGGCCGGATACCAATACCTCGCCGGTCAAATCCGTGGTATACGATTGGCTATTGACGATCTGGACGAAACGCAAAAGCGGTTCCGATTAGACGATGACAACGCAGACGATGATTAAGCCGGTTCCCGAAGCGGATTCGATTCAGGACGTGATGCATCCGACCGGCTTCCGCATTCTGGTAAGAGTCCTCATGCCGGAAGAGGAGTCCAAAAGCCTGATCGAGATGCCTCAGGAAATCCGGGACCGCGAGTGGTTCGCGCAGATGAAGGGCGAGGTTATGGAGCTGGGCCCGCAAGCGTATAGAGATGATAGAAAGTTTCCTACCGGCCCGTGGTGCAAGCGGGGAGACTGCATCATCATGCGCCCCTATACCGGAACCCGCTTCATGGTGAGAGGCCATTTGTACGCTTTGGTCAACGACGATTCGATCTGCGGGGTGGTGGTGGGAGATCCAGGAGAAGTAAGCCGTGCCTGAAGAAGAAGTTCAAACCGAAGAGCAGAAGCCCGAACCGGAGATCACCGTCGAGGTCCAGTCGGACCGCGATGAGGAGAAGGGGCGACCGCAACTCTCCGACGAGCAGGTCGAGAAGATGGACACCTTGCCCGCCGATGACGAGATCGCGCGCTACGCCAAGGACGCGCAGAAGAGAATCAAGAGTTTATTCACAGCCAACCAGGAATGGCGCCGTCGCGTAGTCCAGAGCCAGAAAGACGTGGCGACTGCGACCGACTTGGCGCAGAAGATCTACAACGAGAACCAGGAGCTGAAACGGTCTGTTCAGCGTTCGGAATCGGCGCTCATCGATCAGGCTCTCGCGCGGGCCGAATCGCAATTGGCGGCGGCGAAGCAGAGGGCTTTCCAGGCTTTCGCCGCGCAGAATCCTCAAGCGATCATCGACGCTCAGGAGGAGATGGCGCGCGCGGTGGCGGAAGGGGACCGGCTGAAGCTCCTGAAGCCCGCCTCCCCCGGCCAGGAAACCGAGGAACCGGCGCCCTCTCCGCAGCAGCAGATGCAGCAGCAGGCCCCGGCGAGCGCGGCGACCCAAGCCTGGGTCCAGCGCAACCCCTGGTTCCAGTCGAACGCCGAAATGCGCAACTACGCCATGAGCGTGCATGAGGCTTTGGCCAACCAGGGCGTGACGGAACAGAACGGCACGGCCTATTGGGGGGCCATCGACCAGGAGATGCGGAAGCGATATCCTGAACAATTCGGAATGAAAGCGCCGGAACCCAAGCAGGAATCGACGCGGCCCGTGGCCGTCACCGGCGCCACGCGCACCAACGGCGCCCCTCAGGCGGCGCCCAAAAATCCGCGCCATGTGGTCTTATCCGAATCTCAAGTTAGAATCGCCAACTCTCTGGGGATCACCCCGGAGGACTACGCGAAGGAATATGTAAAATACGAAGCAGCAGCGAAAGGGCCCGTCCAATGACGATTGATCTTGTGGATGACCGCGTGGACCGCGAGCAGGAAACTCGCGACGCAGAGTCGAGAGAGACGCCGTGGGCGCCCCCCAGCAGTTTGCCGGATCCCCATCCCCGGCTGGACTTGGTGCACAGATGGATTCGAACAAGTTCAGCGGGGCAAGCCGATCCGACCAACGTCTCCAATAGTTTCAGAGAGGGATGGGTGCCCGTGAAGGCGTCCGAATATCCCGAACTGAACGTCCTGTCCGACACCGGGAGCCGCTTCCCGGACGGGATTGAAATCGGAGGCTTGCTGTTGTGCGCGGCCCCCGCGCGATTGATGAAACAGCGCCAGGAATACTACGCCACGATGGCGAGGACTCAGATGAAGTCGGTCAACGACCAACTCAGCAAAGAAGAGGATCCCCGCTTTCGGACGTTGTGGCGCGAACATTCATCGAGTGTGTCGCGCGGTTCCGGTCCAGTGCGACGCTGGCCGCAACCGTAGACCGCTAACAATTATCTAGGAGATTCGCCTATGGCCAGCGTTGCTGGGCCGTATGGTTTGGCGCCTGCCCGAAAATATCTGGGAGACACTCCCTTTTCTTCGGGCATGCACACCTATCAGGTGTTGACCAACCAGACCACCGGCATGTTTTTCGGAGACCCGGTCGGAATCGATGCGAGCGGAAACGTGCAGGCGCTGAGCGCGTCTCCTGCTCCCGGCGCGCAGCCGCTGGTGCTGGGCGCATTCATGGGCGCGGAATGGCAGGATCCTTTTCGGGGCTTCGTCAACGCGCAATTTCTTCCCGCCAACATCATCACATCCGGCGCCTGGGATGTGAGAATCAAGGTTTTCGATTATCCCTGGGCCATCTTCAGAGTCCAGGCGGACGGCTCCGTCGATTACACTTCGGTGGGCCGCAGCGCGGATCTGGGCAACTTCGGCGCGGGCTCCGTGTGGACCGGCAATTCCCAGATCACTCTGGTCTCCGGCTCCATCGGCGCGGGCCAAGCGGTGCGCATTTACGATTTGGTGGTGGACGCCGCTCCATCTCCGGGTGCTGGCTCTTTGCCGGGAGACGCTTACACTGACTGTCTGGTCATTTGGAACTTCGGCGTCTCGCGTTGGTTGAGCGCGGCATAAAGGAGAACACACCATGGCTATATCACGCGCACAATTAATGAAAGAATTGGTTCCCGGTTTGAATGCCCTATTCGGTTTGGAGTACAACCGCTATCCCGAGGAACACCGCGAGATCTTTGCTATCGAGAATAGCGAACGATCATTCGAAGAAGAGACAAAAGTTTCGGGCTTTGGTCCCGCTCCTGTTAAGCCGGAAGGAGAAGCGACGCAATATGACGAGGCCCAAGAAGTTTACACCGCGCGATACACGCACGAAACGATCTCTATTGGATTCTCCATCACTGAAGAGGCTTTTGAAGATAATCTCTACGACTCCCTGTCTAAGAGATATACAAAAGCACTTGCCCGTAGCATGGCGCATACGAAACAAGTCAAAGGCGCATCCATTCTCAACAATGCATTTAATCCCGCGTTTCCCGGAGGGGACGGAGTAAGTCTGTGTCATCCGCACCATCCTCTGGTATTGGGCGGAACCTTCAACGCCAATACTCCTTTGACAGGCGCGGATCTGAACGAGACCAGCATCGAAGCCGCCGCGACGACCATTGCCCTGTGGTTCGATGACAGAGGATTATTGATTGCAGCCAAACCGCGGAAGTTGATTATTCACGCTTCTCAGATCTTCACCGCGACGCGCCTGTTGAGAAGTCAGTATCGCCCCGGCACGGCGGACAACGACGTGAATGCGATCTACACCAACGGCACGATCCCGCAGGGCTGGGCCGTGAATCACTGGTTAGTCGATCCGAAGGCGTGGTTCTTAGTCACCGATGTCCCCAATGGC